ATGCCTGACCCGGTGCGGCGCACGGTTGGCGGACCTTATCGTGTGATCAAAGCGCGCGGCTATGGTGCAGCAACGCGCGGTTACGACTTTCATGAGCGCGACTAGTGGACGATATTGACCTGGGTTCACGCCTAAAACGCATTTTGTCAGAGCGACGAGAGTTGATTCGCGAGGTGCTGATGGACGGTATGCTAAAAGATATAGAACACTATAAATCTTTGCAGGGAGAGCTGGTTATTATAAACTTGGTTGAAGACACGATTCGAGAGTATTACAAGGATGTCTGAGATGACAGAATCAACCATAGCCTCCGCTTACGTCCCTGCCAGTGAGATGGTGCTCAACCCCGATTTGCTTGAAAAAAGTGCGCTGGAGCGTTTACCGCAGCCTACAGGCTGGCGGATGCTCGTTATGCCTTGGAAAGGCAAAGCAATGACGGAGGGGGGTATTCATCTTTTGAAAGAAACCGTGGATCGGGAGGCGCTTGCCACCGTCGTCGCGCTTGTTCTGAAGATGGGGCCGCTTTGCTACGGCGACACTGAAAAGTTTGGGGACACTCCCTGGGTATCGGAGAATCAATGGGTGCTCATCGGCCGTTATGCTGGCGCGCGTTTTAAATTAGAAGACGGCGAAGAGGTTCGTATCATCAACGATGACGAGGTCATCGGCACCATTCTACATCCCGCAGACATAGTGAGTTTCAAATGATTGAGAATCAAGCAGCAGAGCAACAAGACGTTATCGAAGAGCAATTACAAATAGAGGTAACTGAAGACCCGGTTGAATCCCCAACATCAGACAGTGGGGACGATGAGCTCGAAACGTATACCAAATCGGTCTCAAAGCGCATCAACAAGCTTAATGCAAAAGCACGCGAGGCCGAACAGCGCGCTCAACAACTCGAACAAATTGCTTTGCAAAAAGAGGCGGAGTTACAAAGATATCGCACCTACTCGCAACAGCAGTCGAACCAGGTCTTGGCGAAAGAAGAAGAGGCCATCAACAGCAAAGAGGCTCAGATTGATGACGTGTATCGTAAAGCTGTTGAAAGCGGTGACGCGGATCTGATTACAAAAGCGGCAAAACTGCAAAGCGATATTTCAATCCAGAAAGAAAAACTGCGAGTCGCAAAAGCAAGACAACAAGCGGCAACGCAAGAAGAAGAATATGTGAGCCAAGGCAACGAGCAGCCTGTTTACCAGCAACCAGAACAGCCCGCTCAACAAGAGATCCAACCTACTGAAGACGCTTTAGCGTGGCATGAGCGCAACCCTTGGTATGCCAACAAAGAAAGCCCTGAGGATATGAAGGCCACCGAGTATGCCTATTATGTGCATTACAACCTTGCCAATGAGGGGTACGATGTTGGCTCCGATGAATATTACGAGGAATTGGACAGTCGTGTAGGCACGGTTTATCCTCATACCAGAACTTCTGAAACTAGAAGTCAGGCCGTTGAAAGTGAAGCGCAACCCGCTGTGCAAAGAGTTGCATCAGCCTCCGCTGGAGGTCGGTCAAAAACACAAGGCAAAAAGAATGGCGTAAGCTTTTCAAAGTCAGAGCTCGAGCGTCTCAGAGGCTTAAAGCCGCACAATATGTCAGAAGAGGCATGGTTGCAGCGAGTTGCCAAAGAGAAGCAAAAAATCGCACAAAGAGAGGCAAGTTAAAATGGCAGAAACAAAAGCAAGCGCACGTTCATCCCGTGATTCGCAGTCACACGATAATCAGACGCGACGTAAACCCTGGAAACCTGTTCGTTCACTCGAAACACCAACACCCCCGGAAGGTTATACCTACCGATGGATTCGGGAGTCGATGCTTGGTCAAGAAGACCGTGCAAACGTGTCACGACGTTTGCGTGAAGGCTGGGAGTTAGTGCGCGGCACTGAACTGCCACCTGAATGGCGATCTTTGCCTACCCTCGACAATGGACGGCATGAAGGCGTGGTTTACAACGAAGGGTTGCTTCTTGCAAAGATCCCTAACGAAACGGTTGAAGAGCGGCGTGCGTATTACGCGGACAAATCTCAACAAGCCACGGATGCCTTGGATAATACGATGTTCAATGAAACACGGGGCGACAGCCGTTACGTCAAATACGATCCTCAGCGAGATAGCAACGTCACTTTTGGACGCAGATAGCGAGGTAATTTCAAATGGCGAATAAAGACGCTGCATTTGGCATGAAGCCCGTCAGGATGATTGGCGGCGCACCTTACTCTGGCGGAACAAGTCGATATCGTATCGCGGCAAACTACGGCACATCCATCTTCCAAGGCGACATGGTCGCTCAAGTGACAGGTGGTACGGTCGAAGTTCATGCGGACGGCGGGACAGTCCCCATTGTCGGTGTTTTCAACGGTTGTCAGTTCACTGATCCCACAAGTGGGGAGCAGGTGTTCAGCAACTTCTATCCAGCAAGCACAAACGCATCCGACATCATCGCATTTATCATCGATGATCCGAATGTTGTTTATGAGGTCCAAGCGGATGACACGTTCCCAGTCGCCGATCTATTCGGTAACTTCGATATCGTGTACACCAGCGCGGGTAGCACACTCACTGGCATTTCAGGTGCTGAGTTGGATGTGACAACGGGAGCAACAGCTACCACACTCCCGATCAAGGCGATTGACATTTCACAAGATCCGAACAACGACGACGTTGCATCGGCGAACACTAACGTGCTTGTGGTCATTCAAAACTCAATCTACGGCGTCAAAGGCGCTGGCCTAGCATAAGGAGCTGAACAATGGCTATTTCAAGAGCACAGCTCGCTAAAGAACTCGAACCAGGATTGAACTCGTTATTCGGCATGTCTTACGATAGCTATGACCGAGAATACGAAGAAATTTTTGCAATCGAAGATTCTCAGCGCGCTTTTGAGGAAGAGGTGCTTATCACCGGGTTCGGTGGTGCGCCAACCAAAACTGAAGGTCAAGGCGTTGCCTTTGACAATGCAAGTGAATCATTTACCGCCCGCTATACGCACGATACTGTTGCGTTAGCATTCGCACTTGAAGATATCCGTGGGTGCGCTGCGTAGGAATACGCAGGACATAAGATGGTGAATTCAGGGAACATCTCAAAAGAGACAATCCTGAGCCAAGCCTCGAAAGAGGAAGGTGCAACGACTATCCCGCAAGGGAGTACACTCAAGCGAGTGGAAGCGCCATCCAACCAGAACGGTTGAAGATATAGTCTGATCTGCATGGTGACATGCAGCGGCGACCCAAAAAGGGAAGCGGGATCGAAAGTAGCGAATCGATCTGAACAAAAAAGTCATTCTGATCAATGACTTATGGACGGATGAAGCGGTAGAAGATAATTTGTATGACTCGTTAGGTAAGCGATATGTGAAGGCTTTGGCCCGATCTATGGCGAACACCAAAGAGGTCAAAGGTGCGGACGTTTTGAACAATGCGTTCTCATCCAGCTTCACGGGTGGTGATGGCGTATCGTTGATCAACACGGCTCACCCGCTTGCGGGTGGTGGCACTGCTGCAAACCGTGCGACCTCAATGGCTGACCTAAATGAGACCTCGTTGGAAGATGCGCTGATTGACATCAGCACGTTTACTGATGACAAGGGTCTGACCATTTCGGTCCAAGCAACCAAATTGGTTGTGCCGCCTCAACTGGTGTTTGTTGCCGACCGCATCTTGAACTCAACACTGCGTTCAGGAACGGCTGACAACGATATCAACGCGATCCGTAATACGGGCGTGTTGCCAGGTGGGTACACGGTCAACCATTACTTGGCTGATCCCGATGCCTTCTTCATCCTGACCAGCGTCACCGATGCGGGTGAAGGCTTGAAAATGTTCCAGCGTACTCCTATGGAGACCAGCATGGAGCCTGACTTTACGACAGGCAACATACGGTACAAAGCACGCGAGCGTTACAGCTTCGGCTTCTCCGACTGGCGTGGCATTTACGGCTCTCAAGGAGCGTAAAATCGCAAAGACAAATGGGGGCATCAGCCCCCTTTTTTTGTTTTACAGGTTCACATACACTGACAGGGTCAGATGGTGATCAGATGGGCTGATCACTGGTTTTCACAGGAGAACTTTCATGACTACTCATTTCACTTCATCAGGCACTTCTGGCAAACTCAAAATGCCAGCGCCGCAGAAATATCACACTTACTTCAACGACTTCGATACCTACCTGGCATCAGATTGGACGATCACCACCACAGAAGGTGGATCGGGCAATGCGTCAGAAGCGTTGGGTGACGGAGACGGCGGTCTGCTCGTCATCACAAATGACGACGCCGACAACGACAACGACTTCCTCCAGCTCGTAAAAGAAGGCTTCAAGTTCGAATCAACCAAGCAGCTTGCGTTTTCAGCACGTATGAAGACCAGCGATGCGGATGCCTCTGACGTTGTCATGGGACTCCAGCTCACTGATACGTCGCCACTTGATGTGACGGATGGCATTTTCTTTTTGCTGACCGATGGCTCAACGACGCTACAATTCATTGTTGAAAAAGACGGAACGCAAAGCACGTTGGATCTGCCAACAGCGATGGCCGATGACACCTTTATGACGGTTGGCTTTATGTTTGACCCGAAAGATCAGCTCTTTCATGTCTATCAAAACAATGCTGAAGTCGGCACAGTGGTCAGTACCAATGCTCCCGATGACGAGGAGCTG